GTGACTTTCCGCATCCATGACGTATTGGACATTTTAAGAATCAATCCTTCCCACGCGGATGAAAGTTTCTCTACATCCCCGGCAAGATTGTCTTGCATGATTCTAGCCATCTTCGCGGCTTCACCAGAAACGTTCTTAAATGCTCCAGCTAATGCATTCGTTTTATCGGTATTTTTAGCAAGAATAAGCAATGACGTCTGAGCAGTCCTTCCAACTTCATCCATCGAATCCTGAAGGGTTATTCCTTTTGCGGCCAGTTCTGCAAGTCGCTCAGACAATGGGCGACCATCTTTGGTCATGTCTGTAAAAATCTTCCTTAGGGAAGTACCTGCCATTGATCCACGGATACCAGCATCAGCTAGGGTACCAAGTAAAGCTGTAGTTTCTTCAACGGTGGCTCCAGCAGCATTCGCAACAGGAGCAACGTACTTCATTGACTCCGTAAAGTTCTCTAGTCCTAATGCGGTTTGATTGAATGACGCAGCCATTACATCAACGACGCGTTGAGTCTCTTTTGCGTTAAGCCCGAAACCTCTTACCGTAGATCCTGCTACATCTGCGGACTTTGCGAGATCTTCACCAGTGGCAGCAGCTAAATCAAGCGTTGCGCTTGTGGCGTCTAGTATTTCTTTGGTAGTAAAACCTAATCTCCCATATGCAACCTGAAGTTTTCCTACCTCCGTAGCGGTAAATTTTGTTGACGCTCCTAATCTTTTTGCGTCGTTCTCTAGATCGTTAAATTCCTTCCCTGTTGCTCCTGTGATGGCTTTGACTTCGGACATTGTTTTCTCAAAATCCGATATGATTCCAATTGTGTTTATTATACCTTGGCTAAGCTCTCTGGCTCCAAAAGCTAAACCAACACCAGCGGCGACGGATTTTACTGTAGCTCCAAAGCTTCCTAAATTCTTTTGCGATTGTTGTAATGCGGAATTGAACTGCGCTGTTTGCGCAGAAATCATTACCGCCATTTTCGCTAAGATATTATTTGCCGCCATCCTTTTTAAATTTCGATCCGAGTTGTGCTTTTGCCTCCTTGAATGTTACTTTCTTTACTGGCTCTTCAGGTTTATCGAATGACAGTTTTACTAAGTCTGTTGGAAAAACAATGGTTGAGTTCTCACCCCTATTAGCATTTCTAAAATCTGCCCACTGTATTCTGAATCTATCCCAGTGACCCTCATCAACCGTTTTCATTTCCTGCATCCGGATTTTAAACCGCCTTGCATACAATGACCACTCAAACCAACTTAGATCAAGAAAAATGTGATGATCTATCCCGCACTCGCCAACAGCAAAAGCATACAAATCTTGAAAAGACCACTGATCATTTTTTGAATCCCTGGAGTCGGTTAATTCTCCAGGGTCTTCACGTTTTTTTCAGGTTCTTTCTCCTGATATGTTTGCATGCTTTTATAGATCATTTCAAACACAGGCTGAATACCTAGGGTATCAATCCAGTCTGCTACTTCAGTTTGCGTGAAGTCTACAGGTAATTTGTTTGAAATGTTGTAAGCCTTTGCCGCTGCGTATATGCAGTTAATCGCGGTCCATGGCGTAGGCTCTTGCAGTCTGTCCGTCATTTCCTTCAGAGTAATTTTTTCCTCTTCACAGAAATAACCGGACGCCAGCATTCCAAACTTTAACCCCCGCTTTACTCCGTCGACATCGATCTCTACTGTTGTTTTGAATAGCATAGATTAAGTATGGTTTCCGTAGCTCCAAGTGCCGTTAATTGATAGCGTTCCATTGAACACGGTTGCAGCGTTAAGCGGACCTGACCAGGTAAGTTGATTCAGATATGCGCTTGCCGCCTGAACATACAGCCCGCCTCCACCAGTTACGCTCATTCGAACAGCAACAGAGGTTTTGTTTTTATGAACAGCCAAGAGTTCTTCAAGCCCTTGTGTTGAATCTGTATCAAACGTTCCGCTGAAACTGATTGAGGCTGTGTTCCCGCCTGGAATTACATTACGCGCACCATCATTGTCTTTGCATGTAGCATCGATTTCTTCATTTTGTGAAGTAAATTCGTTGTCATTCAAGCAACCAATTGCAACATCGTTTACATAAACGAGTACCGCATTACCTTTAACTCTTGACATTTTTCTTTATATTTTTTGGTTTAAATAAATCCGTTATCATTTTATCCTTTGGTGGATATTCGCCGTCATACTTTTCAGCGAGTCTTTCACCTATCAATTCCTTTGCTCTTCCATCTGAAACTTCAAGTACATTCCCCTGTACAAAGTCCTTCAAACCATTATTCCACTTCCTTAGCATTCTAATCTTCATCGATCCAGCAGTTAAAAGATATTTGACGAACGTACAACTGATTGTCATTGCTGAAGAGATCTTTTTCATTTGCGTATCTCACTTCAGATAGGTTTACACCGTTATAAGTATTGCTTGCGATCCTATCGAGTGCGCTCTTTACTGCTTCGGTCAACTCGTCCAGATCATCGTAATTCTTACAATATGCAAAAACATCAAAGCTTGAATCAAACGAAGTCGGCCTACCTTGTTTGCATTCAACAGGGATATTTGAAGTTTTGGATACAACCAGATACTTATTCTCTTCTGCTGAAGGGCAAACAACAGGATACACTTTATATTTATCGTTCGCTTTATTTCGTCCGACAAGTGTTTGCACCGATGCGTTATTTGCTAATATGTAAGTGATCGCCTTAACCATGTCTTTTTATTGTCCTACTCATGAATGCAAAAAGCTTTTTTCCTATCTCGGTATTAATGATTGATAGTACCTGTTCTTTCGTTCTTTGGAAGGCTGGAACTGCGAACGGTTCTGCTGGCATTGTTCCACGGTTTGCGCCATTCTTTTTTAATCGCCTCTGCTTAGTACCGTATTCAACCAAATGAGCCGCATAACCTTTATAACCACCACGACGCCTAGGGCCTACACTGATTTCGCCGATTTCATTTGCCTTCTTTATCGGTGTCCTTACTGCCCCGATTGAGTCAACCAGGTTCCCGGTCGGTCCTTCAGGAGCAAGAAGCTTTTCAGCTTGAACCAAAGGTTTTGATGCTGCGATATTTGCCGACTGAATAACACTATGGGACATTTGAAGCGGTAGCCCTTTCAGCACCGCGTCAATCTCATTGTATCCAGTTACTTTTATATCGACTTTCATGTGTACAATTCAGTATCTACAACAACTCCAACGACTACCAAATAAGTGTTTCGCCCTTCTTCATGCTCTGTTATTGAAATGATCTCGTATGGTCTTGTCTTGTAAACAAATCTCATCTGAGTATTCAAATCTTCTCGGTAATCTATGATCGCCTGTGTGCGCATTACGTTTGTGATCCGGTCCGCTATTAACACATCATTCGCTGGCATCTGCTCAAGCTTTGCATACACTACAGAGTCGGTTGCAATCGGTTCCCAGCCTCCTTCGTAATCTTCATTCGAATCTGATTCTTCAATTACCTTTTTAATGAAGGTTATTGTTTTATCAAGCTCGCCTCTTCTGATTCTGGATTGTAGCATACCTTAGTACCTCTGTCTTTAAACTTTTCCCACGGCCAGATATTTACCTCACTCTTGAAATCCATTGCAAGCATTCCATCATATTTTACCGTTACAGGCAATACGTTCTTACCATCGATCTTTACTTTCATGATGTTGTCCATCATGGTATCATCAAGGCACTTGTTTAGTTGCTCTTCGTAGAGTTTTCCAATGGATTTGAACGATTGCTCAACAACGTCCCGGCGAATACACTTGCCTATTCCGAGAATTGAAAAATCGTATTTGATTTCCCTTGCATCGGTTGTCCCGAAGTTGACGTAAGTCACTTTGTTTACTCCGAAGAATTTTTCACGATTTTCAAAGAACGGATGATAGTATTTTTCAAGTAGGTCATTCTTAATTACGTTGTCGCTGTTCATCATCATCAGGTAATCCCAATCATAATTTAGAGCGCGCTTTATCCCTTGGTTTATCTTGCTCCCAACTGGAAAGTTTTCAGCGTAGATCCATTGGAAACCGTAATCGTCACAAACCTTTATGTACTCCGACTCACTGATCACGCACAACACGCGTATATCATGTTTTGAAGCTTCGATAAGTTTTAGCAAGTGATCAAAGCAGAATGTTGTTACATCCGGTCTTTTCCACAGCGGTATTACTATCTGTATTTTCAAAATGATCCGTACAGTTTATAAGAGTGAACTAAATCAGTGATGAACTTCGGTATCTGATGAACTGTATTTCCACCCGTTACGATGTCGCCCCGATGCTCATAATAGTTTGTTATCAAGAGTTTCATCGCGTGCTTTATCTCATCTGGAATTGCAGTCGCAGCGTCCCCGAATCCTGCGCTAAAGGCTATTTCAATTGCATCCGGTCGCCCGTCCTGCAATTCCGGATAAGTCACATCATATTTTCTCACGATTCGCGCCGGGTCAGTTGTATTCACAATCCAGTAGTAGTCATTTGCCGTCAGAGTTGTTAATACTCCCGCGGTGTTATAATATTTCACTACTGGGCTTTCTGGCCCTGGCGTTGAATCTGCTATCTGAAGATTTCCGAATGGTATCAGCAGCTCGTGCTGCCAACAGTCGTAATACACTTTCCAACTTTGAGTAATAAAAGCCCGGTTCAAATATCTTTCGAGTTGTCGCCGCGCCGTTGTTATCAGTGTGCCTATGTAAGTATCCTGTGTTGAGCTGGTAATGTGCAAATGCGTTTTAGCTTCTGCGACAGTTACCGGCTCAACAGCAGGACCACTTACAAGAACTGTTTTATGCACGAGTGTATACTTTACGTTGTTTCGGCTTCTTCATAAATTAGGTTGCTGAAACTCTCATGTACTTCACTGGATGAGTGCCGGCATTAAGCAAGTCACTATCGATTCTCCAGAAAGCAACGAGCGCAATTTGATCAGTGTCCCCGAAACGTTCGTTAAGTCTCACCAAGCGCATGTTGTTCACTGTGCGGATAATGAACTTTTTGAAGTTTCCGAACAAGGCAATTTTAGCGGCATCGTTCGCTGATGCTGCGCCATTGGTGAATGTTGCCATGTCCTGGTTGATGGTGTACTCATAGTCAAGGATTTTGCTAGGAGCTCCATCACGGAATGAAGGCAACCACAATGGATTTAAAGTTGTTGCAGTGATCGAGATCCGTTTGATCTCTTTCAATACTGAATCATGAAACATCCAACGCGCACCAACGCGGTAAGCTGGATCAACTTCATGTTCAAGACTTAAAAAGTCCGAAGCTGCAAGCTCTGTGTCGTTCGCTGAGTTGTTACCGTGTGACGCGGCCAGCGTGATACCTTTTGGTTTTGAAGAACCGTCCGCAAGGGTTGTGTAGTAGTTAATACCACGGCCCATACGTTCAGCCAGGAAGTCAGATACAACCGAAACCATATCAAATTCACTATCTTCGATAAGTTCACTGTTCAAGCGTAGCATACCAGAAGTGATTTTATATGACTCAAACAATTGCTGTGTGAAGTCGATGTCTTCCGCACTTGTCTCAGCGTTAACGGCTTCTCCGATTAAGTAAGCTCTGTTCGCTGTGTCGTTTGAAAGCGGGTACTCGATGGTATTACCTTTATTGGTTTTCCAGAGTTTTGAAACCTGGAGCATGCCACCGTAGGCAAGCATTGCCTTTTCGAGATCACGTTGGAATCCGGTTGCGATTGTGTAACCACCTTTACCGTCTGTCGTTGATTGAACGTTTGCGCGGGTAATGCCAAGGCGCTTGAATTCAGCATCAATCATTGATTTATCGTCATCTTCGCGCTTCGCCGGTGACATGTACTTTGTCAACTCAGGAGAAACCGAGCCTTTCAATACATACTCTTTCAATGCAAGGTTTTCGTATTCCTTACGCTGCTCAGGTGATAGATCACCTTTTTTCAGGTTCTTTTCAATCTCCCGGTTTTCGTTTGATTCTTCGATTTCTTTTTTCTCGAAGTCTTCAAGTTTTTGTGCCCTTGCCATCAGTGCGTCATACTCAGTATTCCACTGATCAAACTTCGCATCATCTTCCGGAGTCGTGTTTTCAATTCGTGACTTTTTGCCATTGTTAGATTAAATTAAGTTCGTGTTTCATTATTGATAATTTCATTGCTAGCTTCTTACTCTTGATTTTTTCAACTTCCTCAATCTCTTTTTCGGTTACTTTTCCGTTTACCATATCAAGCACTTCTTGTACTTTCATTTGCCTTAAGTCTTTCATGCTGATATGCTCAGGCATGAAGCGCATGAGGTAACCAAGCGCTGCATCAGAGTGATGTGTAATAGATCTTCCGACAGCCTTTGCGTTTGATGGTATGTTTACAATTGAGAATTCAAGTAATTCTTGTCCGCTGAAATAGTAGGTTTCGTTTTTGCCTCCTTGGCGTTCGTCGCCTTCACCGTATTTCCCTTCA